GAGAAGATCCCCTACTTCCGCTACAAGTATAACGCCATTGAACCGAGTGACTGCGGCTACGAACCATTCCACCGCCGCTTCTACTGGCACGCTTACGACTGCCAATACGCCGATCTGCCTGACTCTTGGAAACCCAAGGTCGAGGGAGGCGTTCCACCGAAGCCTTGGTCGATCTGTCGAGTCACGGAGGTCTACCACGATGGCTTCAGGCACGGCGCAGCGAAGACAGCCTTCGGCCCTTGCCCGATGTCGATCTTCGTGCGGATTGACAAGTCAGAAACGAGAGACACACCTCTTCGCGCTCACGCAGACAGACAAGACGAGCTGGGCGATTACGTGATCAGTGAATCGCTGAAGGCTTGTCCACTCGTCATCGACTCATTCCTTGACCCCGCTCCCGATGAGGACGTAGCCCCATCCGAAGTGCTCTCATGGATTCCGCTGATGCGGATGATTGTCCAGACGCTGGTGCAGATCACCCGCGAAATCACCACGGTCAACAAGACGATCCTCTTCGACAAGAACGCCATCAGCGATGCGGCCATCCAAGCCATTCGCGGTGTTGCTCCAGGCGGCACCGTCTTCGTCGGCGTGGATGTCGATGATGCCACACGCGGCGTCAACGCCACCATGCGCCCGGTCGAGCACTCACCGATCTTGAACGAATACCTTGCTGCGCTCTCGACCTACATGCGCCTCTTCGACGATGTCACTGGCGTCTCGCCAGCGGATCGCGGCGTCCCGGTCAACCCACGCAAGAGCGCCACTGAAGCCGCTGCCATCACGGACGCCGCCAACCGCCGCAACCAGGATCGCCTCGAAGTCATGGCGCTGATGTGGACTCGTGTTGCGCAGGCCACCTTCAAGTTCCAGCGCGATGTGCTAGGCAAGCGCGTGGACATCCCACTCGACAACGGAATCATCAATAGCATTGCGGTCCCCGATCCCATGACTGCCTGCTTCTCATTCGACGTAGATCCGGTCGAGCTTGGTCACATGGCCCAGCGCGGCGAGATCAACACGCTGATGAGTTGGCTCACGGTCACCACTCAGACGCAGCAAACGTTTGCTCAAGGTATGCCGCGTATGACCCGCGAAGCGCTCCGCCGTCTCGGACTGGCCATGGGCATTGACGATGTGAATCTCTTCCTTGACGCCCCGGCCATCGAGATGGGACCGGAGGACCGCTACATCGAACACCTCCAAACGCAGCGCCCGATCGCAGTCGCCGAAGAAGATCAGCATGACCTGTATATCGCCTATTACAGCAAAGTTCTGGAGAAGGGCTTGGCACAAGGTCTCTCTACCCTTTCCCTCGCAGAGCTGCAAAACGCCATTGCAACTCACGCTCTTTATGCGCAGCGTAGGGCAGAGGCGACCGCCGCTACGCAAGCTGGCGAGGTTGTTCCGGGCATGGGGCGTGAACCGGGCATGGCGGACAACAACATCCAAGCGGCCCTAGCCGCCGGTCAGGTGCCGCAGGCAGTGCCGCAGCAAGCAGGCTACTAATGAAATACCCTTACCGCTGCTTCTGCTGCGACCACCGATTCTCCGTAGACAAGCCCGCTGACCAGCACGCCCGCCCGGAGCCATGCCCCGACTGCGGCACCGAGATCATTGAGCAGGACTTCATGGCCAAGCGAGTCGGCGGCTTCGTCAACACCGAAGCGGCTTGGACAGAAGGGAAGATGGTTGTCCAGCTCGGCCCCAAGCACCCTGACCGTATGGTCACCTCTAAGGGGCAGATGGAAAAGGTATACCGCAAACACGGCATATGCCTCGATACGGGGCGCTATGTATCCCAAGACGCCCAAATCAAGGCTACGCTGCCCCGATCCAAGCGCACCGGGGAAACACCCGATGTATGTAGTGGACTTCGGGATGATGCCTCTTGACCGTAATGGCCTGAATAGGGCATAATTCGGCTTCGGGAACTTCTTGCTAGGAGCCTCTTTCGGGTAAACCCCCAAGGAACCCAATGACTGATACTGCTGATTCTGCGCCTGACGTTACGACCGAAGCTACACCCACTGAGGAGCCTATTGCGCCACCCGCGCCGCAGGTAGACCTTGCGAAGGAAGCTGGGGAAGTTGCTGCCTCCGATGAGGCCGCATCAGGGCGGAAACCCCGTTCTTTGGACGAAATTGATCTCGAAGGAGAGGTGCGCTCTCAAGTTGAGTCTTACGTTAGCAAGGCTGTGAACGAGGCTATTACCAAGCACGATGACCGCTCCAAGCAGCGCCTGGACGATGAGGGCTACATGAGTCGCTCTCAGATCGAGGAGTTGATGGAGCAGAAGGACACCGAATACCAACGCCGCGACGAGGCGAAGGAGCGGTTCCTCACTGTGCTTGGTGAGCAGAAGATTGATGTTGGCTCGGACGATTACGCAGAGGTCCAAAACTTCTATAAGCGTTCGGTCGAGAACGGCACGATCACTCCTCACATTTTGCTCACGGAAGGCGGCATTCGCACACTCATTGCAATGTCTGGTGTCTCTAAGACTGGCGAAGCCGCAGGCCCACAAAGCGGGCTATCGCGGTCAGCTCCGGCACCAGACGGCTCGGTGAGATGGGCGGACGGCTCAGTCCAGATAAACGCCAACACTGGTGAAGGACTGTCGCTGGACGAGAAGGTGCGTCTTGAAATGCAGAGATCGATGGAAGGCCAATAGAACTTTGTTCTGCTGACCCTTTTCCTTTCATTACTCTGGAGTAGATAGACATGGCTGTTCGTTCTTACGATCAGACTCTCGATACGATGGTCACCACGGCCCTCGACACGATGAGCAAAGATCCGGCTAACCTTCTCAGCGATTCAGGCGAGAAGTTTCTCAAGGCGGCTGCAAGCAAGGGACGCTTGTTCGTAGTCAACGACGCGGAAAACATCCGCCATCCGGTCCTGTTTGACCACGGTGAGGATTCGACTTACTACGCGCCTGACCATATCGGCACGACTGGGAACCTGGGGAATCAGGCGACCGAGCTTCTGACTTCGGCGCTCTTCACCATGCAGGCAGGCACGCGGAACATCAACTTCCCGCAATCTCAGCCTGCTGGCAACCTGATCGACTACGTCTCGTCAGTCGTGAAGGCCAACATGATGAAGATCCTCAACGAAGAGGAATGCCTCTTTGTTCGCGGCGAAAGCAGCGGCTCGGGAACTGAAGCTTCGATCTCTCCCTTCTCGGCGGACAACAACTTCGGAAGCACTCGGCAACCGATGAGTCTCGGCGCGTTGATGATCGACGGCGCAGTCACTGGAGCAGCAGACACTCGCTTCGCCAACTTGCGCTGCGATGTGATTGACGTATCAGGGTCTGCCAACACCAAGTGGAAGCCAACGCACATTGATGCGGCTGCGGTCACTGGGACAAAGACCATCATGTCGGACATGCAGGAAGCGATCCTGACCGCGAGCTTTAGCGAAGCGGAGCGCCCCACGGACGTTTATTGTTCGTTGACGTTCTTCGACTTCTTCCTCCAGCAAATGCGCGAAAAGGGTGCACTCCCAGATCCGGTTCAGGCGAACTTGGGTAAGGAAGGCGCGATTCCTTTCGCTGGCGTCAACATCGATTGGTCTCGCTACCTCTCGAAAGACGTTCTCTGGGACACGGATGCGGCCAGCACGACAGCGCAGGAGCCTGTCTTTGGTATCAACTGGAACTCGCTGCGCCTCAATGTTGTCCGTGCAGGCGGAGTCGGCTCAGATTCACTGGGCTTCATCCAGACGCTTGCTCCGGTGATTCCTCACCCGACCACCACGACCGTGTTCAAGCGGATCGAGTGGAAGCGTCAATGGTCCGTTGACAAGGGACGCCGTTCCTTCTTCGGCATCAACGATTTGACTGGCACACTCGCAGTCTCCTGATTCTTAGCTATGGCTACTCGATCAGCCTTACGCACCCGGCTCCAATACCGACTTGGGCTGGGTGTCGTATCGGCGGTCGAGCAGTCGCGGCTCAATGAGGCCTTGAACTCCGGCATTGCTCGCGCAATCTCAGACGGGGTTCCGGGCCTCACTCACGACATAGTCACTGGCTCCGTGCTTGGTGACTTGTCGTTGACCAGCGCTGTCACGGCTTCGGGCAGCAGCACAATCACCATTGCCGGTGCCGATCTCACCGCAGCGGCGGTCTACCCCCGCGATATCGTGGTCATTGATGTCGGCGGAACAAAAACCAAGTTCCTGGTTCGTGACGTAATCAACACGACCACCTTGGACATCGGCCTCATAGCGACCTCTGCGCTATCGGGCGGCTCCGACAGCAAGATCATCCGGCGCTCGCTGATCCTCCCTTCGACCGGGCAGGTCTACGCCTCCTACCGCTTCAACTCGGGCGGCAAGACGGTCAAGCTAGAGTATGATCCGCGCTACACGCTCTACAGTCCGTACGATGTAGGCACACCTAAGTATTTCGAGCAACGCTACTCGCGCCGCACCAGCGAGAGTTATCTCTCACTCTGGCCAGCGCCTTCGGATGCAACGACATCATTCCTTGTTGTCCAAGGGCGATTCGAGGACCAGCTCGACGATGACACCGACGAACTCAAATTCCCAGAGGAGGCACTCGATGCCATCCTCGAACGCGCTCGCCTCGCTTATCTAACCTGGACCGGATCAGATTCTGTTGGAGCAACGCTGGCAACTCAAGCAGTGCAGGACAGTTCCGACAGCCTGAAGAACTCGGCTAATACGGTGCAGATCCACACTAAACAATGAGTGCGTGCCCAAGTGGAAAATTCGGTTGCTCCTGCTGTTGCGCTTCGGTAACGGGGCTGCGGGCGGGCATCCACCCCGA